GGTCGTTTTTTTTTTTTGTTTTGGTTCGTTACGAATGAACCCATGGACAAATGTCGGCAAATATAGGGATTGTATCCCACCGCGCCTATTAGGCAACCATGTTAAACAATATTTCGAAGATCACGGTCTGGCAAATCTACCATCTTGACCTCTGGCTTGTGCAACTTTTTTAGCCTTCTTTCTTCGTTTCTTTTCTTTTTTCATTGCGTCAGATCGGACTTTAAACGCATTCTCGGGTCCATATCGCTGCTCTAAAAATCTCATATCTGCAGCTTCATCTCGACGAACAGGTCCAAAAATAACACCTTTTCCCCTATTGGAAACAACAACAGGTGGAGGTTTCTTCATTCGCTGTAAAGTAATAACACGCACTTGTTTATCAACCTCTTTCTTCACAATAGCTTTTTCCTCAGGAGATATTTGCTTAGAATACTCGGCCAAACCTCTAGCCCCAAGACCAAAAGCTTGAGCTACTGGATGAGGTATTGACTGAAGGATATCAGCGAGATCCGGTAAAGCGTTTCTCATAGTAGTTGCCAACCATTTCGAAAAATCATTCGCTGAAGCATCCATCATACTCTTTTGATCTCTTTGCAGTCTAGAAATAACTGCCAATGTTTTAGGACTCCAAGGAGTAGCCTCTTGCAATAATGGTAAAAATGCAGCCTGGGCTGTTGTGGATGGAGAATAATAACATTCCGAATACACAACAACTGTCACTGTCAGATTTGCTTGAGGTTGTAACCCAGTTAGATAAATCTGTTTAGGCGTTATTCCACTATTATGGCATCTCTGATTTGGTCTACCAATCAATGCTGAAACACTGGATGTTCCCATAGTTGGAGCCCAAACTGGATTTGTATTTGGGTCAGTCGCTGAAAACGTCGTTTCATAAATCTGATGTGTATAGTTACACGCACTGGGCTCAAGATCATTGTTGATAACAGCACTAGTTAGAACACCTTTCTCACATGCATGAGATTGGTAGCTTGGGTAATCATCAATCTGGGATATGTTATACGGATGAATCATTATTGTTTGTCCTGATATTGATCCACGAATCGTTCCAGCAACTAGATTTAAGGTGTTCCATGTTGACTGCTCATTCATTGCTCCTTCATTGATATCAGCACAATGAGCCATACCTCCTCGATACAACTCAGGTGTGGTGTCAACTATCTTCATAACAATAGCGTTAATCTTCAATTTTGCGCAATTGTATCTTGCTTGTGGGAGCAAAAATTGCTTCATATTGATAGCCGCCGTGGTCCAATGGTTCGCAACACCATTCTGGCTAGGAATCAATACAATACCACCACTAGGAAATGCGGCTCCTGTCGCCCACAACATTGAATCATTGTCTCGACCACACAAACCATGAGTCGTTCCATAATAATGTTCAAAAAATTGGAACGTTAAATCCCACGGATTCTGTGTTAGAGGTACAGGGAGAGTGACAGCAAATGTGTCTTTATCCCGATAACTTATTGACGCTTCACCAGTTCTGTTAGGACAAGAAACAGGTGTGTGAGAATAATGCCAAGGATCGAGTGATTGCAACAAAAACATGGCACATTTTATACCTTCTGTCTCTGCAATCTTTGTGAGCACCATATCAAAATCTTTAATACCCGTTAAAAGTGGGGTCAACTTCATAATAGAAAAACTATTAAACCGCGCCGGTTTCTAGGACGCCTTACTAAAACTGGGATAGGATGTCCGGTGAAAAATTTAAACACCATTTATTCACACTATCACATTCAGCTCCAGTGTAAAATGCAAATATTGAAACACGAGTAGGTACTCCAATATAAACATATGATCTTACAACTGAATCATCCTTGTACAAGTCCGATTTTAGCACAGGATCTGAAAGCAATGAACTATAAGCTGCATAAAACACATCAAACTTATCAGTGGGATAAGACATTATCATCAAAGTGAAACACTTACTAATATGTTGTCCCAAAGTCATCTTTTCTCTTTCATATACCATTGTGGTTGCTAAACGCACCACATCATACTTAGGCAACCAAACACCATATTTAAAAACAAAATGTGCACCCAAAAATGATAATGTTGATAAATCTGCATCACAACCACCAAAGAAGAATTTTAATTTTAGCCCGAAGGTCGCGAGATGGCGAGCCAAAAACTGCTCATCAACCATCAACGAGTACTCTTCATCAACAGCGTATACATTATCATCTCCATACAAATTAACAATTTGTTCGAAAACTTCCTCCATAGTTGGATATGTCCCGTTTTTCTCATAATAGGCTTTGAACAACCCATCAGCCATAACAATAATGTGACCGAAAATATTATCACGGGTGGTATTACCACTACCAGATGCATTACCATAATCTTTAGCAATGACCAATCCATTCTTCAACTTCAACAAGAAGCAAC